GGCGTGAGCCATGCAATAATAACATGGGAGATTATAAGATTTAGCTTGACATGATATTGGAACAACGCGGCGTTAGCCGCGTTGCCTGTTTAACTTATTGGGATAAGTTATTCTCTAATTATTTAAAGCCGCAACAACTTGAACAATATTATCATTGTCAATACTTTGATACTGTCGTTCAGTAATTGGAATACGTTGACCAAGTAAATCATTAATTAAGAAGTGAGTATGGTTGCCATTACTTCCCCAATTATAATCCTTATACCAAGCCTGATCACACATTACTTTCTTCGGTTCAGTAGTCCTGCCGAAATGATTTAATGCGTGTTCAATGTGTTCGTTAATCCAATCATACAAACAGTTCTGGCAACAAAAATTTCCATTGCCATAATAGAAAGATGATCTGCGTCTAGTTTGATAAGACTTGTTTCCTTTCGTGCCACGAATACGATCTTTCGTTCTGTATTGG